AATAAAAAAATAAAAAAATAAAAAAATAAAAAAATAAATAATAAAAATATATAACATATATTGAGTAATACATTTTAGTGCTTCATTTAAATATACAACTGTTTTTTAAAAAAATGATTATTTAATATAAATATATGTTGTATAATATATATATATATTATGAGTAAGATTCAATACGTTCCAAATACAGATGAAGAGGGTGTTTTGTGGGAAAATGGCGTAACAGGTGCCCTTGGTGGAAATAGACATGATAATAATAAAAAAAAAATTCAATATAAAACATTGACATTAACCGAACTTTTGAATGAATATTTAAAATTAAATTTGGACAAATCAAATGTAACAAATAATATCGTGACTAATCCTGAATTTGAAATTAGATTCAACACTTTAAATAAAAACGATACACTAACTAATATGGATTATGAAAGGGTTATTAAGAATTTAAAAGGGTTAAATTATAAGTGTGCTTATGAACAGGGATTACAGATGTTGCGAATGTCAACAAATAAAACAAATTGGCGTGTAGAAATTATGGGTTATGCTCCAATAGAGTCATATTGTAAATACAATGATTTAAAATCAATAATTGAAACATTTGGACAGGATAATGTTATTTCCTTTCAATCTAAAAATAATATAATGGTGTCCAATATGCCAATTGGTTTTACAGATTTTGCGGATAAAAATATTAGAATTTCCTTACAAAATGAAAAAGAATTTACGCCATCAAATATACAATCTGTATTTGGAACTTATAAAAATATATTGGATGAATGGTCTTCTACGGATAAATCATATCGTCTTATGAACCGTGTGGTTTATGAACATGACGACTATCCATTTAGAGTTGAATTAAGTATTGTTACCTCATTATATTTACAATCTAAAATTTTTGACCCTGTAAAATTAGACAAGACTGCTTATGAAATTGAAATTGAATTGGATAATCCTAAAATAAAGTCATTATTTAATTTATTACAAAGCCAACAAAAAACAACTAATCAATGTATAAAGGAAATTGAAAATAAAATTAAAAAGGGAATTAAACATATATTAAGTGCACTCCAAGAAACCGAGTTTCCAGTAGATTATTCCGTATTATCCAATGGAATGACCCAATATTCTAAACTTATTAAAACTGACACTTTTAAATTAAAACCTATCAATTTTATCGGTCCAAGTTCAATTACTCTTGAAAGGGTTAATATTTTACCACCTCAAATTTTGACTGACAATAACCTAAACGCAACAACTATTGCCGAAGTAAATAAAGATGGTTATAGTAATTATACTGTTACTGACAAGGCAGATGGAGAGCGTCGTATGTTGTTTATTGATGGTAAGGGAACGATTTATTTTATTACCACCAATATGAAATTTATTTATGCGGGATTTATTGACCCTATTAATAAGCATTTATTAAATACGCTTATTGATGGAGAGTGGATTCAAACAGATAAGCATAATAAATATTTAAATAAATATATGCCATTTGATTTATACTTTTATGGTGGTAAAGATGTTCGTCATTATCCCTTGATAAATAACCCTTTACAAGAAATGTTGGAGGAAAAGAGTGATGTGGAAGAAAAGAGTAGAACGCAGGAAATGTATAACATTGTTACGGAAATAAATAATATAATGGTACAAAGTGCGGTAGAGGTGGCAACTGAGAATAGTAATGGAAAGGGTGTTAAAAAGGGTGTTAAAAAACTGAAAAATAAATTATATTTCAAGAGTTTGGAAGCGAAGATATTCTACACTGGTAAAAATATATTTGAAGAATGTGCCAAATTACTTAAAAAATGCGATGAACATTTATTTCCATATAATAATGATGGTCTTATTTTAACACCTGCTTATTTAGGAGTTGGGGGATTAAAAAAAGGCGAAACAGGTCCATTAAAACGTATTACTTGGACTACTTCCTTTAAATATAAACCTGCCGAATATAATACAATTGATTTTTCAGTACAAACAATCAAACTAAAAAATGGAGAAGATAAGATTAGTTCAATCTTTTCAGGAGGCATAGCCACAGCCAATCCATCAAATACAAATATTGAGCAATATAAAACGGTGGTATTAAAATGTACATTTAGTGAAAGTGAAAACATGAAATATCACAATCCATGCAAGCAATTATTGGAAGGTGATTATCCAAAGAAGAAACATATTTATGAACATAACCATTCTAAACCTATTGCTGTACAATTTAGTCCAACTCACCCTGTAAATGATAATGCTGGTATTGCACATGTAATGCTTACAAAGGGTGATGACGGCACAATGAGTATGGTTACAACCGAAGGCGATGTATTTTATGACAATACCATAGTAGAATGGTCGTTTGATGTGAATGCCAAGATTGGTTGGCAATGGAAGCCATTACGAGTGCGTAATGACAAGACAAATCAAATGATTACTTTAAAGAATAATTTTGGAAATTATTATAATGTGGCGAATAATATTTGGCATTCAATCCATTACCCAGTAACCACACATATGATTAGTACGGGATATAAAGAAGACGGTAGTATTCCTTCTTTGGATGAAACATCTATTGAGGAGATTTATTACACTTCTACCGAAAAATCAAGGTCATTAACACCCGCATTAAGGGATTTTCATAATTTATTTGTAAAACACAAACTTATTATGGTAGGTAATAATGCCAACACATTAATTGATTTTGCTTGTGGAAAGGCAGGCGATTTACCAAAGTGGATTCATGCCCGAATTAAGTTTGTATTGGGATTAGATATTGCTAATGATAATTTGGAAAATAGAAAAAATGGAGCTTGTGTTCGAGTATTGGATGCACATAAAAATCGGGCACCTAATAATTACGTACCTGATTGTGTGTTTGTGAGAGCAAATTCAGAATTAAATATTCGTAATGGGGATGCTGAATATACGCAAAATGGCAAGGATATTATAAGTTATTTGTCTGGTACGGCGTCTAAAAATTCGGAAACAAAGGACTTAGGTAAAGTATTGTATAAAAATCATGGTATCGTGTCTAATGGGGCGGATATTACGTCTTGTCAGTTTGCTTTGCATTATTTCTTTAAAAATACTACTGTATTACAATCTTTTATGGTAAATGTGTGTGAAAATACGGCATTAAGTGGGTATTTTGTGGGAACGGCATTTAATGGAAGTGCGTTGTTTAAATTATTAGAACCAGTTGCGTTTAAAAATAATATTGTATTAACTGACCAAGATGTCAAGATTTGGGAAGTAGTGAAGCAATATAAACAATCAACATTTCCAAATGATGAGACTTCTGTGGGGTACCAGGTGGATATTTATCAAGCAAGTATTGGAAAATTAATAGGAGAATATTTAGTAAATTTTGATTATTTCATTTCAATCATGGATAAATATGGATTTGAGCCATTGTCAGATATGGAAGCAAAATCCAAGGGATTTACACGAGGTATTGGGTCATTTGCTGATTTATTTGATGATATGAATCAAGAAATCGCAGATAGACCAGTTCATTCCCAAAATATATATAAAAATGCTGCTAATATGACGGAAATTGAACAACAAATATCTTTCCTAAATAATTATTTTATATTTAAAAAGGTTCGTAATATTAATGCCGCAGATGTTGTATTATTTGACAAAGATACAAGTATAGTAGAAAATGTTAATGTAATTGATGAAAATGATGATGTAATTGATGATAATGTACAAAACATAATAATTAAGGATGACGTTGAAGAGGATAATAATGATAATGATATTGTTGAAGAGGATAATAATGATAATGATATTGTTGAAGAGGATAATAATGATAATGATATTGTTGAAGATAAAGAGGTTGTTATGAAAATTCCCATATTATTAAATCCAATTAAATTAACTGACAAACAACAAATAAAAGCGGATAAAGCAGCAGAAAAATTAAAGGAAAAGGAAGATAAAGCAGCGGCAAAATTAAAGGAAAAGGAAGATAAAGCAGCGGCAAAATTAAAAGAAAAGGAAGATAAAGCAGCGGCAAAATTAAAAGAAAAGGAAGATAAAGCAGCAGCAAAATTAAAAGAAAAGGAAGATAAAGCAGAAGCAAAATTAAAAGAAAAGGATGCCAAAAAAAATAAAAAACAGAAATAAAATTCACAGTAAGTTTAGATGATTGTGTGCGTTATAAATGTAAATAAGTAATCTACAAATTATTTTTTTGTGTTAAATCATGGAGTAATATATAAAATACTTGGAAGCATATAATTAATACATTTTCTCCTAAATGTAATTAAAATTAAAAAAATGAATTATAATAATTGGTTTTTTTATGTGTTCAAATAGAAAGTGTTTGTTAATAAAATGTCGTTACCATCATCATTATTGTCTCCTAAATATAGTAAATTGAGTGATGATATTTTGCTTAAAAAGATTAATGGTTCCGTAAAGTCACTTGAATTATCTGTTCCATTGATTAATCGCATTGATGAATTGACGAACGAGTTTAATCGTGTAGAAGCTGAATGTATTTGTAATGAGTTGGAAGTATATGCCAAAGAAATGAAAACTAAAAAACAAGTAGAAAAGGAAAAGGAGCGATTGGCAAAGTTTAGGACGGAACAATCTATTCCCAAGATTATTGAGGAAACGGAAGAGACTATTCGTGAAAGATTATGTCCAAAGATTATGACTGATTCGCAATTTAAGCAATTGAAAAGTAGTTTTGGTATTATGATGGAAGATGAGAATGAACAGCCATTGTATAAAAGTTTAGACGCACAGTTCTATGACACAATGAATTCTAATTCATTAACCCTTTACCGAGTGACCTATAATAAACCAATGGAATATGATGAAAATATTGAATTTAGACTAATTAATATTAACAAGGGATTTGTACAGCAATTTGGATATTTAAATAATTATTTGTTTAATTGTTTTCGGTTTTATGTGAATACACAAACGAATGAATGTATTTATTCATCCTTGTGGATAGTAAATACAAAGGCATCTATGTTTAATTTATTGGGATTTGATAGTGAATTATTTACTTTTGAAAAAATTGAATATGGTTTTACAACAAATGTGGAAATGAAGGACACTTTTATTCGTCAATTTAGAAAAACAATTAAACAAGAACAAGACACAAATAATGGTATTTTGCTAATTGACGAGACTTATTTACGATAAAGTACGTACAAATAGTTACATATTATAGTACGTACTATAATTAAAATGTATAGTTAGGTGAAAAATAAAGTGTTTGCGAATTATTTTAATCTGGTGTTTGGTGTTTATTTTTATATTTTTTATATTTTTTATTATTTAAAAAAATGTGAAATAATAAAAAAAAATGAAATACTTGATAATTGGTTTATTTATCAAGTATATAAATAAGATGCAGCGAATTGCGATTACTTGTGGGGAGCAATCTGAAAATCATGTCGGTATGGAAATTCATGGTTCAGGATTAAGTAATTGTGGTTTTAGTGAAAAAGATTTAATATCTTGGAAAGATAAATTTGAAGAAATGGGTGCTTTGTGTGAATTGTATGATTTAAAAGATAATTTTTTTAAATCCCCTGATATAATGGATGTTATTGATTTAGTAGATGATGCTCATATATTAATAATTAGAAACGGAATCAATGCATTATTAAATAAAACAGATGGTAATATAAATAATAGTAATGATATGTTTAATGAATGTTTATCTGTAAATTGGGACAAGAGATATTATGATACAAGACGCAAAAAAGTATTAAATAAACACGCTCGGTATAATAATTGTTTTGGAGATACAAGTCAAAATGCGGATTTAGAAAATAAAAAAGGAACTGTAGTAGCATATTCAAATGTTCCTATTTTAAATAAATGGAAAACTAATTTATCAACTTTTATTTGTGGTGATAATTTACAAGCAGAAGGAAATTTATATTATGATGTAAATAAATGTGGAATTGGATTTCACGGCGATAGCGAACGAAAAAAAGTAATTGCCGCATCATTAGGGTCATCTACTGAAATTCATTGGCAATGGTTTTTTAATAGCAAGCCTATTGGTGATAGGTTTAAAATACAAGTCAATTGTGGTGATATGTATATTATGAGTGATAAAGCAACCGGTCACGATTGGAAAAAAAAGACGAAAATTACATTAAGACACGCTGCTGGATGTGATAAATATGTAACCATCAAACAAAAATAAAAAATAAAAAAGAGTTTGCGAATGTTTATTTTAAATGATTTCTTACTTTTTTCTTTGTTTTTTCTTTGTTTTATTTTTTATTTTTGTTTTATTTTTGTTTTATTTTTGTTTGTTTTACATACCTCAGTTTTTATATTTTATATTAATCCAAATTATTATAGTATATACAATCTAAATAGCATATAAATACCAACCCAATGTTAATAAAATAGCACTAAGTACATAAGTTGGTAAATTTAATTTTTTATTCCATAATAAATACATTGTACTGGCAATAATAAATAATATACCGACATTTTTGGAAAATGATTTTGCCATTATACTACCAAGCAACGCCCAAGCAATTATAAATAAATAAATATATTCGGTGTAATGATAGTAATACATCATTAATTCGGCTAATATAATAGCATAACAAATGGTAAGTAAATATCCCTTATGAATTGATTTGTTTGAAAGTTGTAAAGAATAAGATAACCAACCATTAGCATATAATAAAATACCAATATATTGCATAATACTGTAATAATAAGACATTGATTTAACAGAACCCAATATTTTTTTGAGGTGTAGCAATAATGAACCAGCAATAATGAAAAAAATAGGTATTAATTTAGATGTAATCATTGTTGTATATAATAATATATATATTACATACATATTTATTATTATTTTTAATTTTAGGGTTTTTAATAATGTTTAAATTCGTTATTATACAATTCTTTTCCAGACAATTGGCAATAAATACACGATGATTTATGTATATAATCTTCAAAATCATTAAAAGGTGTAAATTTATGAATACATTTTTTTCGTAAATCGTTTTGTAAGTTTCTGTGTTTTAATTTTAATTCTAATAAATCGCCACAAAAATCTTGTTCCCATTGATGATAACCAACTTCTCTATTATAATAATATTGTATTTTTTTATAAGAACTATTTAAAAAGTTAATTTGTTTATTAAGTTCATCAACTTTAAATTTATATAATGGCAATGTTACTTTAAAAAATACTAATTCTCTTTCTTTTTCTACCTTTTCTTGCTCAATATATTCTAAACGACGCCATTCTAATTTTAATTTATACCTAATTTGCCAATCTGTCAAATTAGGTTCATATAATAATAATTCTTTTTCATATTGTTTCAATTTAATAATATTATCTTTATTCCATGGATATTCAATTATGTTAATATCTTCCATAATTTATTTATTATAAATATTATTCATTATATTTTTAAATACAATTAAATTTCATTTTTTCATTTAGTTAATATATTTAAAATTAAAAAAGAATAAAAGAATAAAAGAATGTCGTTAAATCATATATAAATATGTAATTTAAAAGATTTATATAATAGATAATAATAAATATGAATTTTAAAGAAACCAATGATGTTATATATACCGATGAATTTAATAAATTAAAACAATTACTTTCTACACTAAAAATGGAATATCCTACTGTTACTATTGCTACTCCAACATTTAATAGACGACCATTAATTCCTTTTATAAAAGATGTAGTTATGCAACAAAATTATCCCCATCATTTAATAGAATGGCTAATTATTGATGATGGTACTGACCCAGTACAAGATTTATTTCATCAATATGAAAATAATATGGATAATATAAAAGTTCGTTATGTATATTTAAATTCAAAATTAAGTATGGGAAAGAAAAGAAATATGTTAAATTCATTGGCACATAGTCAAATCATCGTATATATGGATGATGATGATTATTACCCACCTGACCGTATTACACACGGAGTTTATAGTTTATTACTACATCCTGATAGATTTTGTGCGGGTTCCAGTGCTATGAATATTTATTATGTGCAAGATAAAATAGTAAAACAATGGGGTCCTTGGCACGATAAGCATTCCACCGCAGCATCACTTATTTTTTGGAAACATCAGGCAAAATTAGTATTCAATGATACTGATTGTGTAGGAGAAGAAACTTCATTTTTAAATAATTATACTATACCTATTATTCAATTAGAACCAAAATTAACCTTGATGGTATTGGCACATTCTCAAAACTCGTGTAATAAGCAAATGCTAAAATTATCACCATTAATGAAATCAACCAAAGAAACCTTGGATACCTTGGTGTATAATGAAACTATAAAAACTTTTATACTTACAAAAGTGGAAAATATATTAGATTCATATAAAGAAGGAGATATTCATTTTAAACCAGACATTGAAAAGGCAACACGTAAAAAACAAAGTGAAATTATTACAAAACAAGCTAATCAAATTAAGGAGTTGGAAAAACAAATTGCTTTCTTACAAAGACGATTGAAATGTAACTGATTTGTTGCCAAATAACATTAAAAAAATTAAAAAAATATACAATATTTAACCCTTTACAAATATTACATAACTAATTTAACCCTTTACAAATATTACATAACTAATTTAACCCTTTACAGCCTTGACTACTTTTTTCTTAGCTACCTTTTTTGCGGGTCCATTATCGGCAGTTGCTGCGTTTGCCTTGAATTCTTCGGATCGCTCTTTACAAAAGGTATCATAAGCACTGCTAAAATACTCCAAGTCTGTTAGCCACATTTGTTCCACTTGTGTATTAATTGTATTGGTGAGCAACATTTGTTGAGCACTATGTTCTTTATTTAATTTGATTACATTTTCTTCATTTACACTATCCATTGACATTTTCACCAAATAAGCATACTTATCGTCATTAATATCATCGTATTCTTTTGATTTAAGCATTTCATAAATAACATCTCGTTTTTTATTACGCAAGTCAATTGTTGAATTAACAATCTCCTGGATATATCGCTTTTTATTATATAACCTATTCAATTCATATTTAATCGTATCTATCATTACTACTTTACGACAATGATACATACGCAATCTTTCCTCATAAAAATCATCAATCATTGATGAAATATCATTATATTTTGTAAGCTTATTTTTATGAAATACATGCATATTTGATGTAGATATTGTGGTTGATAATTTTAAAAATTTCTCCAATTTAGTCGGTTCTCCATCAATTGCCGACGGTTTATTTAACGACGCCAATTTACCTTTTTGAAAAGTTACTGTAATATTTACATGCTGCTCTGAACAATTATGATACACATCTTTCAAAATAGCAGGACTTTTTTCTTTTGTTTTAGGGTCTTCCTTATCAATACAAGCCTCTTCATAATAATCAATCGCCGTCTTTGTCCAAGTACCTACTGGCAATTCAGTAATATGTACTGTATTTTCATCAATAACCGTATATTTACCTTTAATAATAAAGGAATTGTAGTATTCATTTAATGGTAAAATAATTCCCTTGAATTCGTTATAATGGGGAACCCATTTCATATTTTTATTAGCTTCATTATTATTCATTAATTTATTTTTTAAATAAGCTACCAATTCAATTGGATTAAAAGATGGAATTGTTGAACTATAACCCGTTCCAATACCAGTGCTTCCATTAACCAACAAAGTCGGGATAATTGGAGCATAACAAACAGGTTCAATTGGAATACCTTCGTCCGTTTGATATTCCAAAACATCTGGATGGTCGTCTGCTTTACAAAACATTGTTTTAGTAATGGGGTCCAATCGTGTAAATATATATCTTTCCGCGGCAGCATCTTTACCACCTGTAAGACGAGTTCCAAATTGCCCAATTGGTTGTAGCAAATTAATATTATTAGAACCAATATAATTCTGTGCCATTCCAATAATACCTTTGTTTAAACTTGCTTCACCGTGGTGATATTCTGATTTTTCAGATACATAACCAGCAAATTGTGCCACCTTGATTTCACTCGTTAAATTTTTATGAAAAGCTGAAAACAAAATCTTACGCAAACTTGTTTTCAATCCATCCATTAAATGAGGGATTGAACGTTCGCAATCATAAATAGAATAATGCAACATTTCTTTGTAAATAAAATCCTTGTAATTTATGTGTCCGGAAGTAATATCCAGTACATCATCTTTTTGATAATTAAGCAACCATTCTTTTCTTGAATCAGCACATTTTTTATTAAAAGCCATATTAATTGCTTCGTCACAATGAATATCTTTGCGGTCATAGGAAATATAACGCATTTGTTTAAAATATTCCTTGAATTCTTTGGCTGTACTTGTACCCAATCCCTTGTAATATTTAACCGTCCAAGTATGATTATCCACAGTATTATCCTTCCAAGTATCATATTCCTGCTTATTATAAAATGAATGTTCAATATTACCTTTTTTCACTTTTAAAATTGGAGTATTCATAAAGCATAGAAAGCCAGGAATTTCATATAAAGACGGCCACGCAGCTTGAAATAAGTTAATAAGCAATCCCTTAATATGCGACCCATCCAAATCCTGGTCACACATAATCATAATTTTTCCATATCTCAACTTATTTTTAACATCATCCAAAGTATATTTTTTATTAATCTCAATACCCAAAATCTTAATAATATCAGCAATTTCCGAATTACCAACAATATCACGATTACTTTTATCTCTTACATTCAACGCCTTTCCTTTCATTGAATATACACCAATATAATCATTCGCATTATCTGTTAATCCAGATACAACACCCGTTTTTGCCGAATCTCCCTCACATAAAATCAAAATACATTTATTTGATTTATCCGTTCCAGCCCAGTTCGCATCATTCAATTTACTAATTCCTCGCAAACGCTTTGCCCTATGTGTTGTAGATACGGTATTCGCATTCTTAATTTCTTTGATTTCTTGCAAAGAACAAGCCGTATTTACAACACCCCATTTAATAATTTTAGCAATAATATCCGTACTAACATCGCATTTTGAGCCAAAATCGGCAATTTTTGTAGTTAGGTTTTCTTTGGTTTGACTATCAAATGCGGGGTTTTCAATATCGCAACGAATAAAGATGCTAAGTTGTTCCTTAATAAGATTTTTATTAATTTTAATTTTTTTCTTTGTTTCAATAATATCACCAACTTTTTTAGTAATTTGATTTACCAAATAATCAACGTGTTTTCCACCTTTTGATGTACAAATGCCATTAACAAAGGAAACCTGTTCAAATACACCTGTTTTAGACAAGGAAACGATATATTCCCACCTACCATCATCAGTTTTGTCATAAATGCGAGGAACAGTGGTTTTATCCTTGCCAATATATAAATCAACATAAGATTGAAAAGTATTAATGGGTACTAATTCGCCGTTGTACTTTATTTTAATTTTTCCAGTAATGGATGAAATATCAATCACGCGTTTATGAAGTAAATCCTTGAAATCAGTGCTTAGACCTTGTGGAATACCAAAGCGTTTATAATCAGGCATAAAATGAATTTTTGTATATGGTTTTGTGCTTTCCTTTGCGGTTAGTTTAGTAATTGTTGGTTTTTCAATGGTTAAAAGATTATTGCTGTATTTCTGGGTATATTTGAGTTTTCTATTGCTATCAACGGTTTCAATAACGCACCATAGGGACCATACGGAAATGAGTTTCACGCCATAACCGTTTTTACCCCCGACAGTCCGTTTAGTTCCCGTTTCACCCTCGTCACTATCAAAATTAGTACCAGTTCTAAAAGTGCTAAAAATCATTTCAGGAATCCATATATTTAATTCAGGATGCATAGCAATATCAATGCCATTACCATCATTTGTAAAGCAAATATCTCCTTCTGTACCAACTTCTACATTAATATAGCTGACTGTATTACATTTATCATTCTTTTTTTTTAATTCAAGCATACGAACAACGTGGTCGCGACAATTAACGAGTGCTTCGTCAAAAATCTTGTATAATCCTGGAACATATTGAATATTTCGTGACACAATGTTTGAATGTGCGTCATCATACACATTTGTCAATTGCAAGTCACATTCGCCAACGCTACCAATAAAAGTATCGGGACGTTGTAAAATATGTTCAATTTCAGTCTTGTATTGATAAGTTTTTGATAATTCGGCATCAGTTACAGACATTTTACTTAATAATAAATTCCTATATATGTTTCATTATAACTTGAAAATTTCATTTCATTTTTTTATATTATTTTTTTTAAAATAATTCGCAAACTCTTTTATAATTTTTATTGTGTTGGTCATAAATGTGCTTAAACATTATTATTTCTTGGATTTATTGGATTTCTTACTTTTATTGGATTTTTTGAATTTATTGGATTTATTACTTTTATTTGATTTTTTGAATTTCTTGGATTTATTACTTTTATTGATTTTATTACTTTTATTGTTTTTATTACTTTTATTGATTTTATTGTGTTTATTAAGTTTATTAAGTTTTCCACCACGAAGTTCAATTTTGTTTAATTCATTAGTTATCCAACTTGCTTGTTCTTCACTAATTTCACTATTATTGTACTGTTTATATGCATCACACGTTAAATCAATTAAATACAAATTGTCTGTATTAAAATCTAATGCTAATTTAACTATATTGCTTCTACTTAAATATATATTTTTATCTGATGATTTAAGAGAATCATTTATATTTTTTATTTTTTGTCTAAATTCGGCAATTTCTTCGATAGAATATCCTTCTGGAAATAACAATTTAATTGAGAATTTACTCCCAAAATCTAAATTTTTTGTATCATTTGAATATATTTTATCAACATATCCATTATTAACATTGGTAATAATAGTTCTATTATCAACAAATGTATTATTTTCAGATGATGATAAATAACGACCATTATCTAAATTATATAAATAGTTTATTTTATCATCTATTGTCATTGTTCCAAAACCTTTTTTATTATTTTTTAATAATTTTATAATGAATGACATATATTCATCTAATGAGTCTCCATAACATACTCCTCCTAAATTTGCCAATGAAACCAATTTAAAATTTCTTAATGGTGCTTTTTGAATAGATATGATTTGTTCCAAAGGTTTAGATGTTTTGTCAAAATAAGTTATAATTGACCCATGAGAACGTATTATAATAGCAACTGATTTTACCATATCATTTGTATATATATATAAATATATAAATGTCTAATAAAAAATATAAAATATAAAAATATAAAATGATTAATCTAATTTGTTAATCATTTTTTATGTAATAATATTGGGAAAAAAAGAGTTTTTATTTTGTATTTAATTAATTATTGTTATATTTTTTAATTATTAAAAGAGTTTGCGAAAATTATCTATCGGTTTAAATCTCTAAATTGGTTACGAGAATCATTATAACCAAGACGTTCTTGACTAACATCCTTCATCATATTATCATAGTTAATAATAAGTGGTTTATAATTGGTATTTTCGGATTCTTTAATTGTACTACGACCTAACTCGTCACGACGCTGAACAATGCTGTCTCCTTGTAATATTTTAGATTCCATAGTTGGATCCACTGTTCCACGCCCTAAATAAGGAACCGTGGCAAATGGGCGAGCATATAAATCCAATTGTTCTAATTGTAGTTTATTATTTTCCTGCTGTAATTGTAAAGGTGTTGCTCCACTCAAAATTGACTGAGCTAAATCACCCATATGAGAGCCCTGATAGATTAGTCCTGGTTGATTATTGGCTAAATGAATAGGAGTACTAACATTAAACATTAGATTGCTTGATAAATAATCGGAATATTTGGTATTTTGGGTATTACGGACACTTTTATCCTGTCCAAGTCTGGATTGGTTATAAAAATTAAACATATTATATATATATATATATTTATAGTATATTTATATTTATGAATTTTAATTAATTATTTTTATTTTTTATTCAACATTTTCCAATTATCATTCCTAAATCATCTGCTTGTTTTTTTATTAATTCTGCGGATTTTATAATAGAATGATATTGTTCCATTAATTTATTGTATTTATTAACATTTTCATCCTCCATCATATGTATGTTTTTTTCTAAATTATTATCATCATTTATATCAATATTATCATTATTATTATTGCTATTTAAATCACTTATTTGAATATTTTCAATTGTTGTATTCGCATTAGTATTATTTAAAGTAATTTCATAATTTAAATCAATTATATCATCATATATTAAATTATCTGTTTGTACGTCTGTTATTTTGATAGACATATTATCATCATTATCATCATCATCATTATCATTATCATCATTATCATTATCATCATTATCATCATTATCATCATTATCAAGAGTATCATCATTATCATCATTATCAATATTATTATCATTATCAATATTATTTTCAATAATTGCGTTGTTATTATCAATATTATTTTCAATAATTGCGTTATTATTATCATTGTTGCTATTATTATCAAGGTCATTAATATTTAAATCAGAAATATCATCATCACTATTTAAATCGTTAATGTTATTGGTGTTCTTTTCCAAAGTAATTGGTGGTAATGTATGTAATGTGTCGAGTTCTTGGTTATGAATATTAGTAGAATGATTATATTCTTTTTGTATGATGCAGGTGTTAAATAATTGAGGTGTGTCACAAATCATAATTTGTTTTAATTCAATATCTAATTGAAATTGTTGAGATGTAAATTTAACCCCAATTAATTCAATAATATTGATGGCGTGTGTATTATCAACTACATCATCAAAAGATAATAATTTGCCGGATTCATTAAAAATGTTAATGGATGTTTTACCTGATGTTTTGCAAATGGGTAAAATGGTTCTAATTATTTTGTCAGTGGGAGTAGATTTTTTAAAAATATTGTTAAAAGCATCTTTTATTTTTTTACTTGAAAAGGCATTTTGAAACCATTTTTCACTATTTTGTGCCAATAAATTTACACATCTATCTTCAATATTATACAACCAATTAATAAAATCAACACTATTATTTTGTATAATTAAATCGCTTATAATATGATTTTTATGTTTATTTTTAGTAGTATTTAATGCGTTTTTAAAGGTACAAGTGGGTGTTTGTAAATAAACGGACCCATTGGAAGTAGAAGTTAATTTAGAAAAATAAGTACCGTTAGATATGGTTATAGGGTTTGATAATTTATAATTTGATGGTTCAAAATGATTAGGTTGTATAATGATATGCATATTTATAATTATTTATATAAAAATTGTTATTATAACATATAATATGATATTATTAACGCAAATATAACGTATCTTTTTAAAATTTAAATAAAAAAGTAAAGAGTTTGCGAATGATTATTTGTTTAATATTAATTGCGAGAAATTTAACCCTTTAATTAAAATAGCTATTAATAATATTATAAATCATCACATTTATCATTAATAATATATTTACAAATACGTTTTGGGTTCATAGATTCAGCAATTAATTCTTCAAATATATTGTTATAAAAATAATCTTTATGTAGTTCCTTTGATTTATTTATTTTTTTTTCTATACGTTCTGTGATAATATGTATATTTTTTTTAACATCATTGCCTAAATTAGTAAGTTTTACAATGCTTTCTGGGAATGTATTCCATTCATCATAGTTGTCAACACAAAGATATACTAATTTTGTTAAATTTCCAATACTTTCGGGCAATGTTTTTAGATTATTATTTATTAAATTAATGTACTTTAAATTTACCAAATTTCCTATATTTTCTGGCAAAACATTTAATTGATTATTGCTTATATTTATAGAGGTTAATGTTATTATATTTCCAATTAGGGCAAAGTTTTCATCAACACTTTCAGGTACTGTTAAATTATTGTTGCTTAAATCAAAAATTCTTAATTTTATTAAATTTCCAATACTTTTAGGTAATACAGATAAATGGTTGCTACTTATGTAAAGACTAACCAACTCTGTTAAATTACCTATACTTTCAGGTAATGTAGTTAGTCGGTTGTTGCTTGTGTAAATACTGACCAATTGTGATAAATTACCAATGCTTTCAGGTAATGCTTTTAATTGGTTATTGCTTAAAAATAATATGTTTACATTTGTTAAATTTCCTATTTTTTCAGATAATTTATTTAAATTATTATTTCTTAAATCAAGTATATTAACATTATTATTTATTGGCGAACCATCTAATAACCACTTATTATAATCTGTTAAATGCCAGCAATTTTCATTCATAGTTATGTTATTATATTATGTTATTATATTATGTTGTTATATTATGTTGTTATATTATGTTATTATTATTATTATTAATTGATATTAAAATAAAATCATAAATTATTAATTAAATATTCATTTTTTACAATATAATATAATATGTTATTTAGTTAATGATAATATTTAGCAAACTCTATTATTATTAAATAGTGTTAAATAACAATGCGTGTATAATGAAAAAATTAATTATTATGTAAGTATAATATATACTATTTTTATTAAATAAAATGTCATTGGATATAAAAAGGTTTAAAACTGACCAAATTGTATTTTCAAAAACTTCAAAAGGTGAGGGACCAGTGATAGTGTTGGTGGGTAGTCGTGGAACGGGAAAATCTTTTTTAGTAAAGGATATATTGTATAACCATAAAACAATACCGATGGGAATAGTAATATCGGGAACGGAGGCAGTAAATGGATATTTTGAAAAGTTTGTGCCAAAAATGTTTTTACATTATGAATATACGAGTGATAAGGTGTTGAATATATTAAAAAGACAAGAAATGCTTATGAAAGAAGTAAAAAAGAATATTGATTCGTATGGAAAATCAGATATAGATACGAGAGTGTTTGTGATATTGGACGATTGTTTGCATGATGCGAATGGATGGTCAAAAGATAAATATATGAAATTTTTATTTGTAAATGGTCGTCATTGGAAAGTGATGTTAATAATTACGATGCAATATCCAATGGGAATTCCGCCAATGCTTCGTTGTAATGTGGATTATACGTTTATATTGCGAGAGCCAAATTTAACTAATCGTAGACGTATATTTGATAATTATGCAGGTATGTTTCCAACATTTGAATCGTTTTGTCAGGTAATGGATAGTTGTACGGAAAATTACGAGTGTTTAGTGGTGTCAAATAATGTTCGTTCAAACAAGTTGGAAGACCAGATATTTTTTTACAAAGCCGAGAGTCATGAGCCATTTAAGGTGGGTTCAAAGGAATTTTGGGAAAAATCAAAGGATATGGAACATGATGTAAGTTTATTTAGTGGAGATGCGTCAGGACCAGGTGTAAAATCAAATCGCAAGGGTTCTACGTATAGCAAGGTAACCAAAAAATATTAATAAAAAACATTGTATTCTTATGAATTATTATGAATTAGGAAACCCCAGATTAAAATGCTCGTTAATTTTATGGAATGCTTAGATATAATAGTATTTATAGGTGAATTTAAATAATTAATAAATAGTAAATAAAATAATATATTAATTATATTATATTATGGATATTTGTTTATTAATAAATACTTGCAAATCTTATAAAAGTTGTTTAACAAAATTAATACCTCAAATAACACATTCTAAATTTCCCAATGAAAATGTATTAATCGTATCAGCACAAGAAAACCAACCTAAACAGTATAATGTAGATAATATTAAAATAATTGATGTAAAATATACAGCACTTCATTTAACAGCAATGCTATATGTTTGTGAAAATATTGAAAAATATGAAAATATTAAGTATTGGATTTGTTTGCCAGATACAATTGATTTTGGAAAAAATTTTTTTGACAATATATTATCTTTTTATAACACACATTTAAGTCAAACGGATGATATATATTCGGTTCCATTTATTAATCCTAAAATTAGACCTACAATGGATATGGGTATTTTACATAAAAAACACCTGTTAAATATGTTACCATATTTAAAAGAGTTAAAAACGATGAATTTAAATATGAATAATTTATTAAGAATTAAAAATCAATTAATTTTAGATGAAAATAAAATATTGGGATTTTCTCCACAACATCCTAATAGTAACAATAATACAATGAAAAAACTTGAATCTGAACAAATGATTATTATTAGTAATAATAGAAATGAAGTAATAGAAAAAGAACATAATTCAATTAATAAAGTACATTTAAAATCATTAGATTTATATAAATATCAACGTAATTATGGAAAAGGTGCATTAGTAATGTCATTAAAAGCTAATATACCAAAACCAGTATTAAATAAAAAGGTAAATAAACCTGTATTAAAATCAATGTCAATTATTAATAAAAAACCCTTAGTTAATAAAAAACCTATGGTTAATAAAAAACCCTTAGTTAATAAAAAACCCGCGGTTATTAAAAAACCCTTAGTTAATAAAAAACTTTTGGTTAGTAAAAATATGTTTAATAAAAAACCTGTGGTTAGTAAAAACATGTTTAATTTACTTGTGAAATAAAAAAATTTTCACAGTCAAACATATATATTAATGTTATATATGTAACATTTTATTTTTTTTTAAATGTAATTTTAAATTTAGGTATTTTAGATTTAATAGGTTTATTAATTTGTGCATGTCGTTTAACTTGGATAGGTCGTTTAACTTGGATAGGTCGTTTAACTTGAATAGGTTTATTTATTTTATTAATTAATCCAGGATATTTGGTTGGTAAGTGAGACTTAGTTTGTTTTGGTACAACACGTTTATGAGGTTTAATAATATTAGTCGTGGTAGGTTTAAAATCATAATTAAATAAAATAAAATCGTCTTTATAAAATTTATTGATTAATAAAATGCTATTGTTGTTTAAAAATTTGTTGTAATTTGTTTTTGTTTTATTTACCATTTTATTATTTTTTATGATAAACCCATAATTTTCAAGTTCATCATTAAGTGTTTCTGTTTTAAAAATAGTTATATTTTCAATAAGTTGTTTATCATTATTGGTAACAAATTTATATTGTGGAATGTTATGATTGTCGTACTTAGTCACGGGTTCTTTTAAATACGTGTCAATAATATTAAATACTTGGTGAGGTGGAGTTTTATCATTAATTAAATTATAAAAAAACAAATCGCTTATAATTCTATCATATGGATTTCTAACTACACTAATAATTCGTAAAGAATCATTAAATTCAATGTTAAAATCAGTTTGATGTGTATAAATAGTGTTGTATGTTTGATGTTGTAAAGATATATGTTTCATTGGTTTATTTAAAAATTTATGGTTAAAATTATTTATGTCAAATAATTGAATATCATCATTTTCTTTTAAACAATTTTCCACAGTAGAACCACCTGTTTTTGGTATATGAATGAATAATATGTGTTTTTTTGGAAAATATGGCATATATATTATTAATATATATATATTTAATTATATTTAAATATAAAAATACTACGTGTTTAAATATTGATTTATTTTAGTAGTAATAGCATTTCTATATGAATTATAAAAATGAGGTTTATGATTTTCGCATTTATTTGAAAGAGGAAATTTATATTTAATATTTAAATTGATGATATTTTTATAATTTTCAAAATTATTATTTGCGTCAATATTAATTATTGTAAAATTTAATGTTGGGTATTTTGTTTTTAAAATGTCATTTATTTTACACAAATAATTAAATAATTCTATTTTATTATCTCTGGACTGTTTGTGATATATATATTCTTCATTTGAATGAATAAATAATATTGTTTTATTACTATTAAGCACTTTAAAAAATCTATTTAAATATGTATCAAATTTAAATATTAATTCAGTTTTTGATATATTTGTATAATGTGTGAAATGTTGTCCATAATAATTAATATGTGAAGAAATAAAATTAGGATGAGTATTATTATGTAAATCATTCACATAATATTTACTATTAGTATTATTAATTGTGTCAAAATTAATATAATTATTCTTACCGTGCAATAATACATCATAAATAATTTTAGAATTACTTCTTACCCAGTCAAATGGATAAGTTTCTTTTTTTAAATTTAATTGTCTTAATGATAGACCAGGACTGCAATTAGAACCCAAAGAAATAATTTCATCATATGATTTCATTTATATAATATTTTATATATTATTATATAATATAATATGAAATTATACATATTAAAACAATTAGCCATTAAAAGAAAACAATTAGCCATTAAAAGAAAACAATTAGCTATTAAAAGAAAACAATTAGCTATTAAAAGAAACCCATTAGTTATTAAAAGAAAACAATTAGCTATTAAAAGGAAAAAATTTGCTATTAAAAGGAAACAATTATACATTAATAGAAAACAAAACTCCGTTTTTATTAACACAAATAATCATACTATTGAAAATTGTTATACACATGGTTCGGAACATATTCCTATTTTTATAATTGTACACGACCAGTTTGAAATACTTAAACAAAGTGTTAATTCATACGAAACAAGTATAAAAAACACACCATATAAAATTATTTTTCACGATGTTGCTTCTACATATTATGAAACTATTAATTATTTGGCAGAAAAAGAATTACAGGGATATACAGTTTATCGTACAAAAGTAAATAATCATCATAGTGTTTTAAATTCAATAAAACATTATTTAAATTTACATCCTGAATGTAAATATTGCGTAATGACTGACCCAGATATTAAGTTGCACAATATAAATGGTGATATTTTAAAAGTGTATATTCATGCTTTACATGCTTTAAAAAAAATATCAGTCGGTCCTATGTTGGAAATTAATGACATACCGAATTATTATCCGCAAAAACAAACTGTTTTAAAATCTCATACAAGTCAGTTTTGGAGTAAACTACGGAAAACTATGTCATTTAATAAAAATAATTATAAATATATAGATTGCGATATAGACACAACTTTTCAATTGTTTTTTGCTAAAAATATTCCAAAAACATTTCCACATGGAAATTGTGCTCGTTTTTTAGCACCTTATTCAGCAAAACATTTAGATTGGTACATTAATCCTAATAATTTAACACCTTGTCAAACTTATTATTTACATAATACAAGTGGCATTTCACATTGGAATACAAATATAAGAGGAAATATAATGACCAAAAATTACATAGCAAGATGTAAATATATATATTATGATATATGTAAATGTAAAGGTCGTAATTTTGGAGATGAAATAACCGCTTATATTTATAAAAAAATAACCAATCAAACACCTATTTTAGATATTAATGGAGGTAAAAAACATGATAAAGTAATATTTGGATCTGGTAGTATTTTAAATTCATGTAAAGCAAATTCAATAATATGGGGAACTGGTTTAATGATGAATAACCAAACTATTATAAAACCTGCTAAAATTTTGTCAGTTCGTGGACCTTTAACAAGAAACCGAATTTTAAAACAAAATATACCTTGTCCAGAAATATATGGGGATATTGGATTAATATTGCCTTATTTTTATAGACCAATTGTAATTAAACAATATGAAATAGGTATATTACCTCACTATGTAGATGTACTAAAATGTACCGAATTATTTAAAAATTGCCAGCAATCAATAAAAATTATTGATGTAACAAATCCAATTGAACAAGTTATACATGATATATTAACATGTAAAATGACAATGTCGTCTTCATTGCATGGAATTATTGTGTCACATGCATATAATATTCGTTGTATGTGGATAAAAATATCTAATTTAATTGAAGGAGGTTGTTTTGAGTTTAGAGATTATTATGGTTCTGTAAATGTGTCAAATTATGACACGCAAATACCTTATGAGTTGAAGACCATATTAACTGTTGAAGAAATGCAAGAATTAATTAATAATTACATAAATCCAAATTTTCCAATAAAAACAAAACACATACTTAAATTGTGTCCTTTTTAATAATTTAATAATTTAATAATTTAATATATATATATATATACAACCATGTTAATTAATAAATACATTATTTTTGATAAGAAAAATTTAACACTATTTAATCCTAAATCTCACGATATTTTACATAAATATTTATTACCATTTTACAAACAATTACATTTTAATTTTCAAGAATTAAAAACATTTATTGATAATAATAATTATGAACACACAACCTTAATATATTACAGTCAATGTACAATAACTGATTTTAATATTAAATTAATTAGTTATTTACAAAGTTGTACCGTTTTAAAAATTAAAATAATAATATTTACGTTTGATTTTTGGGCTCATGCGTTTAATTCTGGATGTGTATTGAGAAATAAGTATATTAGAAATGTATTTAAATCAAATAATTATAAAACTATATGTTTTGCTAAAAATATTGAACAATTAAATAAATTTCACGGATTTGATTATTCAAAATATAAAAAAAATATAATTTTTAACAATTTTTGGTCATGTTACGACAGTAGTTTTTGTAATTTTAATAATAATCCTATTTATAAATTATTAATATCAGGAACTCGGGTATTAGCAACTTACAAGGAAAGACATTTTATGGCTAATTTAAATCATAAATTTATTGATGTGTACAATAAAAACCAATCTGATTTGAACAATAATAATAATAATTATAATTTAACTTTAAATAAATATTTTGCTTGTTTTTCATCAAGTGTTCATGTACAAACCACTAATAATAAGACGCATATTAATACACATGCTATATTATTGAAAACATTTGAAATATTAGCAAGTGGTTCATTATTAGTATTGCCACATACAGAAATAGAATCATTAAAATCAATAGGACTTGTTCATTTAAAAAATTGTTATTTTATTGATTTTAGCAAAAATATTTCAGAACAAATTAATTATATATTTAATAACATACCATTGTTTGAAAATATAAGAATGTGTGGTTATAATCATGCTAATGAACATTTAACTTCAACACAAAAAATTAATGAATTGGTGGCAATACTTGAATTATAATAATATTAAAAGTTGCGGATAAAAATGTTTTATTATGTATATATTTAATACATAATAATATAATTGAATATGAATAAAATACCATTTATAGATTTATCCAGAGAATTAATCCCAATTAAACAAGAGATGCAATCCACTATGAATAATATTGTTTTTAATCAAACAAATTTTATTTTGGGAAAAGAATTGGAACTATTTGAAAATAATTTTGCCAACTATATTAACGCAAACTATTGTGTAGGTGTTGCTAATGGAACTGATGCTCTTGAAATAGCTGTAAAATCACTTAATTTAGACAATAATGCTGAAATTATTACACAAGCAAATACATATGTATCTACTTGTTTTGGAATAACCAATAA